ACGGGTGTGGCTAAGGGGTGGACCAACGCGCCCTCCGCCAGCTCCATACGTTGCTGAGCCAGCTTGGCGTTCTCGATGCGCTCGCGGCTCTGGTTGGTCTCGCGCGTGGCCTGCAGCTGCAACAACTCGGTGACGTACTGCAGCTGCGCCAGCATCTTCTCGGTCTCGGCCTTGACCATGCTGTCCATGGACTTCTGCTTGAGCTCCGCCGCCTTGGACTGCAGCTTGCCCATGGCGTCGAGAATCTTCGGGTCCATCTGCGGCCCCTGCGCCTGCGGCGTGGCGAACAGCTCGTCGATGCTGCCCATCCCGACCATGGTGGAGACCCGGCGGATGACGGCGTGCAGGTCGAACATCTGCGGCGCCATCTGCACCAGCTGGACCAGGGCAACCGCCTTCATCACTCTTATAGTGTGTGACGGGGTGTTGGGATCGGCCTGCGGCGCCAGATTGCACTCGCTGAGCGCCTTGATCAGCTCCTGCATCTCCCAGGTGACGGACGGGTTGGGATCGGAGCAGATCAGGCTCTGGGGGTCCTCGATGAACAGGTCGCGCAGGAGCCCGAACTCCTCGGCCTGTGCTATATGCATCCCCTTATGGACGCTATCGAGCACCTTCACCGCCTGATCGAGCATGGCCAGCGTCGTGCCCACCGGCACGTCCTGGCGGCCCTCGCCTACCATCAGCTCGGGGGTGCCACCTACACGACGCGCCTCTTCCTCGATGTGGGTGGTGACCTGGACCAAGCCCGCTGTCACATCTTTGTAGGGGAGGTCCATGATGTGCTGGCGGATGTCCTGCCCGCCAGTGTTGACCTTGACGCCGGCACCCAGCCCGACCCGGAAGGTCATGGTGTCCTGCCGGCCGACCGTGTCGGAGTACAGGAAGCCGGGCCAGGACGAGAACCCGGCTGAGTCCAGCGCCAGCCGCCACGCCGTCGTCACCGCGGCGGTGGAGTTGCCCATGATGTTGAGCAGGCCGATGCCGTAGAAGCCCATCCCGTCGACAAACGGGTACTTCACGATCGGCATGCGCTTGAGATAGCGATCGTCGCCCTGTTTCCAGTTGCGCCTGATCTCCAGGATGGTCTGGGAGTCTTTGTCGATGCTCACCCGATAGGGCAGCGGCAGCCCGGTGATCTTGCCCTTCTCGGTGTGCTCGAAGCCGGCGATGTCGAGTTCGCAGTAGCACTCATATACTGTGTGCTTGTAGTCCTCCGGGCGCTGCGTCCACACCGCCAGCCCGGCGACGTCCTTCTCGGCCTGCACGAACGAGTCCGGCTCCGGCGCCGTGGGCGCGTGCACCTCGACGTCGAGATACATGCCCGAGAGCTGCATCCGCTTCATCACGGATTGCCGCATCTCGATACGATGTGTGACCCGGCCGCAGTCGTACAGGGACACCTCGTCGTCGCTGACGATGATGTCGGCGGCATCGACCGCGCGCGAGACCGGACGCCTGCGGATCGGGCAGCGGTAGACTTTCTTGAACCCGCAGCCACCAAAGCCCTGCATGAAGAACATGCGGTTGGTGTCGGGGTAATACTCTTTATCTACGACGGTCAGATACCGGTTAAAGGTGGTCTCCAGCATCTCCGCCCGGATATCGCGGTCGGCGCCGGTCTCGTCGCGCGGGCGCTGGGTTTGCTGTTCGAGCGCGGTCCGCCACGGGGTCTTGATGGTGCTGTCGTTCCTGATCTTGACCGGCCCCTGCGCCGGGAGGAGCTCGCCGCGAGCATTGGCCTGAAACCGCATCACGGCATCGAGCATGATGGGCGAGCGGACGGTGGCCTGCCCTTCCACCGCGGTATCGGCGTCGGTGCCCGGGGACTTCGGATTCTCGATCTTCAGCGCCAGGTGCTTGATGCCGGCGGCGCGGCGATCGAGCCAGTCTCGGCGGGACTGGATATCGGCGTCGATCCCGTTGAGGAGCTCGTCACAGATACGGCCGAGTTCGGGCTCCCCGATGAAGGCGGCCAGGTTGGCGTCGTGATTCTTGGCGTTCTCGGCCGGCTCGCGGACGTAGGGCTTGCCGTCCATACGTATAATGAGTGCGCCGTCGGCGCGCTCGACACCGATGTTCTTGACCTCGTCCTCGGCGTTCTCGTGGATAACAACGGTCAACGGCTCGCCGTCGTCGGACGGCGGTCGGGGCGGGGTATCGCTCAGGTTACGATAGTGCTCGGTCGCTGGGATCCCGCTGCCATTGATGCCATCGGCCATCAGCTACGCCTCATAGCACCACGAAGCCACCCTGGTCGGTCATCTGCAGCGCGCCACCGGCATTGAGGGTGGCCTTGTACAGCTGGGAGATCACGGCGCCGGTAGTGTGCTGCACCGTCACTCCGCAGGCGGACACGCCCTTGTTGCGGACATGCAGGGTCTTGACGTTGCGCTGCGCACCGGCCGCCGGCGAGGCCACGATGGTGGTGGTTGCCGCGGTGCTGACCGCGGTATTGGTGCGGCTCGGGCTGATCGCGCCGGTGGCCGTCACGGTGTCGACCCAGCTGGCGTGGATGTCGACTGCCACCGCGGCGTCGGTAATGAGCTGCAGGAGATCGGTGGCGGAGCCCAGGATGATCATCGCTCAATCCCCGTTCGGCACTTCGTAGCCCGCCACCCAGATGTTGACGGCATAGGACTGGATGTTTCCGCCGTTGGTGACCGGGTTCCAGATATAGAAGTATTGCCCGAGATTGGGGATGGTTGGCGAGAACGAGTTGGTGTTGACGATCGGCCCGGCAACCCCGAGGCTGTCGCCGACATCGACCCGCAGCACGCGCGAGACGAAGCCACCGTTGATTGGCCCCAGGTTGACCACCGCGGTGCACGCACCGCCGCCGACATTGATCGCCACGGTGCCCTGGACCTCCAGCAGGACGTTGGTCGCGATGTTGGGGACAAACCCCGTCATGTCGATCGGCGCGGTCGGGGGAGGTGATGCCGAGTTGGCGTTGCCGCCGCTGATGATCGGCACCTGCGGGTCGAAGGTGACCCCGGAGCCCTCGACGTGAACAATGACGATCTGGCCGCTGTCCTTGCGCAGGGTGGTAAGGTAGGCCCAATGGGTATAGCCGGTGGGCATGGCCGGGCCGCCTGGGGGCGGCGAGGTTGAACACAACCCGCCCGAGGTCTGGCCGGCGCCCCAGATGGCATAGAAGTGAATCCCGACATCGGGCAGCGCCGCGGCCTGGTCGCGGCCGTTGAGCCCTTGCACCGTGATATCGATGGTGAACGCCTGGGTGGTGATGAACTGCACCGAGCCGTCGACCGGATTGCGCAACGTGCCTTCGTCGTAGGTGAAGTCGACCTTGGTGCGGCTCGCCTGCGGGGCGCCTTTCAGGCCATGGATGAAGGAGCCGGTCTGGCTACGAGAGGCCGCCGTAGACAGGAAGCCCACTTCATCGATGTATTGCAGGGTCTGCCCGGGCGCGAGGGTGATCTTGTACAGCTCGACCGTGGTGGTGCCATCGGTATGGCGTACGGTCACATCGTTGCTGGTGACGGCGGTATTACGGATGTGCAGGGTCTTGATCGCGCGGAACACGCCGGCAGCAGGCGAGGCGACGATATCGACGGTGCCGGCGCCCGTGATGGCGGGGGTGTTGGTGCGGCCTGGCCCGATGGCGCCCGAGGCGTTGTCCATCCAGCTGGCGTGGACCTGGATATTGCCGGCGCTGCCGGTGACCACCTGCAGTTTATCGGTCGAGGCAAGAATCAGCATTGGCCCTCCCAGCGCGCCGGGGCGGCCGCAGCATAACGCAATAGCCGCGATTCGCCAGAGCTAGTCGTCAGGCCATCGCCGGATACAAGGGCTGGGACGCCGAGCGATACTTATCGTCATCGATGTGATCGATCTCGTCCTCGTCCGGCAGCGTGATCAGTCCGAGCTTGCGCAGATAGATCAGCGCCTGAGAGATGCAGTCGGCCAGGTCATCATACTGCCCTTTGGGGGCATCCGCGCACTGGCCGATCACCTTGTCGGCCCATTCCTTGAACAGGAAGTCGCCGGCGCCGTTGTCCTCGGCCGGCGCATAGATCAGCCCGCACTCGAACAGGTTCTGCACGGCATAGAGCCGGGCCACCTTGTCGCCTTCCGGGGTAAGCAGCTGCACCCCGAAATCGGCGCGGTCCTCGGTCTTGGGGTTGTGCCCGAGCTTGTCGGAGATAGTGCGGCCGCGGCGGCGCAGCTCCTGCGCCACCGGATAGCCGGATGCCTTGTCCTCGATCAGGACCCGGTCGACTTTGAACTTTTTGCAGGTCTCCTCGATCTTGCGCACGAGCTCGTAGAGCTCCATGCGCTCGGTCCAGGCCCACATCAGGATCACCCGGCGGTTCTCCCAGATGTCCTTGGTGATGCCGAGGATCACCGCGGCCGAGGGATCGTTCTGCTTCTTCTCGGTCTGAGCCGTGTCCAGGCTCAGCACCGTGTAGCTCATAATCGGGAACTTCGGCCACGGAACGCCGAACTTGCCGCATTCTTGCGGGGTGTAAGGCCGCCAATGCTCTCGTTTGATAATGCCTCCGCCACGAGGGCTTGGGCGCTGCTGGTACTGCCCGGCGTAGGCGAAGGATCCTTTCTCGCGCTCGATGTTGGCGACCGCTTCCGGGCTAAACCTTTGAGGCCACGCCAGATCGCCGTCTTCTGTGCGCGGGTCCACCCAGCCCAGTGGATTATAAGGTTCCCGTCCAGACTCAAACTCCATCGGCACCATGAGGTGACAGTAGAGCCAGCCCTGTTCGAGGATGAATCCAGAGATGTCCGCTTGATGGACCCTCTGCATGATGATGATAATCGCCGAATCGTCCAGGTTATTGAGACGATCGGTGATTGTTTCACGGAACCATCGAACAGTATCGGTTCGCACGACATCCGACTCAGACTTGTGAACGTCGTGAGGATCATCGATAACAACTCGGTCGCCACGCTCTCCGGTGCCGATACCTTTGACGGACGAGGCGAACTTGCTGCCCGTCTTGTCGTTGGTGATTTTGATCTCACCTTCTTTTTCGAGATTGAACTTGTCACCCCAGAGCTCCCGGTAGCGGTCCGACATCACCAGCTTGCGGAACTTGGTATTGTCACGCTCGGTCAAGCCCGAGGAGTAGGAGAAGCTGACGTATCTCAGGTGAGGCATCCCCATCGCCCCCCATTCCCAGGCGGGCCAGAACACGTTCACCATCAGCGATTTCATCGAGCCCGGCGGGACGTTGATCAGCAGCCGGGTGATCTTGCCGAAGGTCACCGCCTCCAGGTGCAGGCAGATCGCCTCCAGGAGCCAGCCCTCGACCAGCTTGGTCTCCGGCTCCAGGACCGACCAGAAGTACCGGACAAACGCTACCAACCCCCCCGCACATGCCTGGGCCTTTCGTTCCTTGCGCAGCCCGATCTCGGTGCGCAGCGCCTTTAGGGTTGCCTCGGCGGCCGCCGGGTCGACCTCGGTGACGGCACCCGGGGGATCGAGAGGGGGGAGTGGCTCGATTCGTTTCTTCACACCCCTCTTTTACGTCGGGATGGTGCCGAGGTCACCGGGCGCCGGATGATCAGGGGGGTATTCCCGCGCGGCGATGATGCCTTCGTCGGGCTCATGCTCACGCGGCGAGCCGTCGGGGTGGCGGGTGATCGCGACATTGGCCCACATCGCGACGGTACGCAGCGTGCGCAGGATGTAGGTCTTGTCGGGGCCATCGGGCAGCTCGCGCTCCAGCGTCTTGGCGTAATCGGCCGCAGCGCTGCGCACGATCACCATGCGGTCCTTCTGATCTTCGGTCGGATTGAGATAGCCGAACGTGGTGTCGTGCAGGCTCATTTGCGCTCCTCCTTGCGTGCGATCTCCAGCAGCTTCATGCGCGCCCAGCTCGATGTGCTGAGCCCGGAGAGTGCCGCGGCCTGATGCAGGACGCGGCGCTCCTCGTCACTCACCCGAATCATGAACGCGCCCGGGCGGCGGACCCGCCGGGGCGGACCGGCGCGCACCGGCCTTTGAGTTATGCCCATGTTTCGATCATACACACGTTTGCAATACAGATCAATACGTGATACGGGAACTTTATGAAGCGGGGGGAGAGCATGTCGACGGAAGAGTTGTGCGATTGGCACGGGCTCCCGCAAGCGGCCGAGGAGATCGCCAGGCTCAAGCGCGAGCTGGAGATATCCCGCGCCGGCAACGTCAAGCTGATCAACGCGCTCGATCGGTCCTGTCAACTGATCGAGGCGTACTTGGCGTGGTTACCGGAGGGGCAGGTGATGAGCCCCGGGCTCGCCACCGCGAAGGAGGCCTGGAGCCAGGCGATGACAGAGCTACGGAAGTGAGCCACGCAAACTGAGAGCGCCACATAGAGAGAGCGAGCCGTCACCGATGAGTGCACCATCCGGCCCGAGCGAGCCAATCCGCGCGAGAGCGCCAATCAGC